GTTAGTTTATGGGAAAAAATATCTAGTCAGGCTAAATGTGCAATTATTTCTATCCCAATTATTCATTACCATCAAGATGCTATAAACGGAAATCCATATGAGGTTCATGTAGAAGAAGACTGGACAATAGAAAGAGTTTTAGAAAAGTTTAAGGGGATCACAGAGTACAAAGAATTTGAGGTAACTGGAACATTTATTGCAGAGTTTAATAATGACAATTCCTAAAATAATTTGGCAAACATACAAAGATCCCTACGACACGCTTATGTACTATATGCATAATGCTATAAATACATGGCGTGACTTAAATCCAGATTATGAGTATAGGTACATGGATGACACACAGGCTGCTGAATTTGTATTAAATGAATATGGTCAAGAATGGCACGATCTATTTGTAGGGCTTCCCGTTGGAGTTATGCGTGGAGATTTATGGAGATATATGATTATATATAAGTATGGTGGAGTATACGCAGACTTAGATACAGAATGCTTAGAGCCTATATCTGTGTGGATGAAAGAAGATAAAGAATTTATTGTATGTCCAGAAACAAACGAGCATTTTTGTCAATGGACGTTTGCCTCAACTCCAGGTCACCCAATTTTAAAATTAGTATTAGATTTAATTAAAGATAGACTCATAAGCCCAGATTACGAGTCACGTCACTTTGTGCATACTCATACTGGCCCAGCAATATGGACAGAAGGAATTAGTAAAGCACTAGATTTCAACGTAAGTAACCTTATAGATGATCACCTATTGTTAAATTCATCTAATAATGCTAAACTATACAAGTTCCATTGTTACGGAGGCGATCAATGGAGAATATTTCATTTTAAATCTGTAAAGCATATTTACGGAAGTCAAGAGTGGAATGATGGAAATTATGTTCAATGGATTGAAGACCCTATCGTGAAAGGTAAAAGATGAAATTAAAACCAGTATATGAGGATGTTACACAGTTCCACTGTAATGATTTATATTTAAGATCAGTAGGCGCACCAGCTGGCAATAAGATTTGGTCAGCATGCCATGAAATTGCACACATGCTAATTGAAAAGAATATATCATATGGAAACTCTGCTTTAGAGCCTGCAAGAATATTTTCAACGGCGGATTCAACAGAACAATTAAAGGTTCGTATTGATGATAAACTAAATAGAGTCAAGAATAACCAAGGATACGCTGGAGATAATGATATTGATGATTTAATTGGATATTTAATTCTATATAAAATAGCGAAACTAGGTTGATTTTTTAGTCGACTAGGAGTATACTCTAATATATGTCTGATATAGAATTAACCCACCATTTTGACCGCATGAATACTGTTGTGTCAGAATTGCTTAAAGGTAACAACCCCACCCAGATTGCCGCCATCACAGGCTTTAAGAGAGCCGAAGTAGTTGAGTTAGTAGATGAGTGGAAGACCGTTGCTCACAACGACACAGCGGCCCGTGACAGGGCTAAAGAGGCTATATCTGGAGCAGACCGTCACTACGCAATGCTTATTAAAGAAGCGTGGAAGACCGTAGAAGATGCTGATACTCAGGGACAATTAAATGTTAAAGCCACCGCTCTAAAGCTCATTGCTGATATTGAAGGAAAAAGAATTGGCATGCTGCAAGAGGTCGGATTACTTGATAATGCAGAGCTAGCAACACAGATTGCAGACACTGAAAGAAAGCAAGACATACTTGTAAAAATATTAAAAGAAGTTACGGCTACCTGCCCTAAGTGTAAAATGGAGGTTGCAAAACGCCTTTCTCAAATAACTGGAATAGTTGAGCCTGTCATACTTGATGCGGAGGTCGTAAGTGGATCTTAATTTTGATGATTTAATTGACATACTAGATGGCGAAGAGTTTGATGAACGTCCAGTAGATTTAAGAACATTTGTTACAAGCCCAGACTACTTAGGTCTTCCAGAACTATCAGAGTATCAGTATACTTTAATTGAAAAAAGTTCTCAGGTGTATAAAGAGTCCACACTTATCAAGTTATTTGGTGAAGAAGAAGGCTCAAGAATGTTTAAGCAAACTGCTAATGAAGTCGTTGCTCAATTAGGCAAAGGGTCTGGCAAAGATTACTGCTCTACAATATCAGTAGCCTATATAGTATATTTACTATTGTGTTTAAAGGATCCAGCAAATTATTATGGCAAGCCCCCAGGTGACTCAATTGATATTATTAATATTGCTATTAACGCACAGCAGGCAAACAATGTTTTCTTTAAAGGATTCAGAACTAGAGTAGATAAGTGCCCTTGGTTTGTTGGCAAGTACAGCGAAAAGGCTTCAGAAATAAAGTTTAATAAAAACATTACAGTACACTCAGGTCACTCAGAACGAGAGGCTTGGGAAGGATACAACGTAATAGTAGTTATTCTAGACGAAATATCTGGCTTTAGCGTAGAGAATACAACTGGTCATGAGCAAGCTAAAACAGGAAGTTTGATTTATGAAATGTACAGGGCCTCAGTAGACTCTCGTTTTCCAGATTATGGGAAGGTAATTCTTCTTTCATTCCCAAGATACAAGAATGATTATATTCAACAGAGGTACGACGACATAGTTGCAGAAAAAGAAACTGTAATTAGAACCCATCATTTTAAATTAGACGACCTGCTTCCAGACGGAACAGAGGGAAATGAGTTTGATATAGATTGGGAAGAAGACCACATCATCTCTTATAAGTATCCAAGGATGTATGCCTTGCGTAGACCGACATGGGATATTAATCCAACAAGAAAGATTGACGATTTTAAAGTAGCATTTTACAAGAACGCTCCAGACGCCCTAGGAAGATTTGCTTGCATGCCATCAGAAGCAATTGATGCATTCTTTAAGTCAAGAGAAAAGATTGAAAACGCATTTAGCAACATGGCTTTAGCTGTAGATAACTTTGGAAGATTCGAAGACTGGTTTGCTCCAGACCCAGATAAAGAATATTTTATACACGTAGACTTAGCGCAGAAGCACGATCATTGTGCCGTATCAATGGCACATGTTCAAAAATGGGTAAACGTAAAAGTAACCGACACCTATTCTCAGCCTGCACCAATTGTTGAAGTTGACGTAGTAAGGTTCTGGACTCCAACAAAAGACAAGTCAGTAGACTTTACAGAAGTAAAAGATTATATATTATCATTAAGAACTAAAGGATTTAAGATACGTGTGTGTACGTTTGACAGATGGAACTCTCACGATATGATGCAGCAACTAAAACAATACGGAATTGATACTCAAACTTTGTCGGTTGCCAAGAAGCATTATGATGATATGGCAATGGTTGTTGCAGAAGATAGACTGACTGGTCCAAGAATTCAATTACTGGTAGATGAACTCTTGCAATTAAAGATTATGCGAGACAGAGTAGACCACCCAAGAAAAGGATCCAAAGACTTGGCGGACGCAGTATGTGGATCTGTATACAATGCTATTAAGATGAGCAGGCCTACTAATAACGAAGAAATAAATATTCATACCTATAGTTCTTTAAAGTGGGATAGAGAAGAAGAAGACACAATTGTTACAAATATGATAAGAGCACCGAGAATGCCTCAAAACTTATCAAATGCACTAGAAGGAATGGAAATAATATGAGCGTATATCAAGACCAGGCTAAGGAATGCAAGTGTTGTGGAAAACACGTTCCTCTGCCGACTACATTAAAAGAATATCAAGGAGTAACCCTTTGCCCGACAAGCTTTGCCAATGTTATAGAGTATAAAAGAATTTGGAAATCTATTGGCAATAGGCCTACTGGAAGTATAAGAAAACACTTTTCTGATTATGTTCAGCAAGTAGTGGAATCCACTATTGACAAAAATGAAGACGGAACGTTATAATAAAACTAAGCAACAATAGCTTAGTTGGTTAAAGCCCCGAACTCATAATTCGGTAATCGTAGGTTCAAGTCCTACTTGTTGCACATAGGAGGCAATATGTCAGAAGAAGAAGATCAGCAAGACGCAGATAAATTGGCCTATTATTTAGAAATAGGTGCCGTTAGTTTAGAAGGCATGGATGAAAACGGAGAAATGATTTATTCAATTAGCGAAGATGCTGAAACTTTAGCTCCAGAATTATGGCAATCTCATACAGAGTATGTAGATAGGTCTTTAATGGAATTATATGAGCAGGGTCTAGTAGAAGTAGAATATAATGAAAACCTTCAAGCCATACTTCACATTAGCCCAGAGGGACAAAAGATTGCTAAGGAAAAGGGATTAATTGAAATGGATATTAACAGAGATATTCCGAACGACTAGAATATGATATAATTATACTAGGTCGCCGTAAGGGGCCTAGACAAATTAACTTATTCGCTTGAAGGAGGAATAAAATGGTAACAACATACACATGGGATCTTTTCAAGGATCCCTTTTTTATTGGATTCGATAGAGCTTTAGATACATGGAGCCACGCTCAAACAGTATCAAGTGCAACTAACTATCCACCATATAACGTAATCAAGGTAGACGAGGACAACTTTGTTGTCGAACTAGCAGTTGCTGGATTTGCTAAAACAGATATTAATTTATCAACAGCAGACGGCAAGCTCATTGTAAAGGGAGAATTAAGCACAGAGGATAACGATTCGAAGTTTATCCATCGTGGAATTGCTGCCCGTAAATTTACTCGTGAGTGGGCTCTTGGTGAATATATGGAAGTAAAGGCAGCGGAACTAAAAGACGGAATGCTTAAGATTGATATTGTACGCATTTTGCCAGAAGAGAAAAAGCCAAAGATCATCAAGATCAAATAAATAGTATAATAAAGATCTGCACCCCGTCACTGGGGAGTCGCAGACTATTCGGGTCGCTACCCGAAGGATGGACCTGAGCACGTCCGCAAACTGCTCTTTAATATTTTAGGAGAATAGTGTTTGAGTACAGAATTAAGCAAGTAACAAAAATTGTAGATGGAGACACAGTAGATGTCGACATAGATCTAGGATTTAGCATTTCATATGCTCAAAGACTTAGACTGGCAGGTATCGATACACCAGAGTCTAGAACTACCGATAAGCTTGAAAAAACATTAGGCCTCGAATCAAAAGAATATCTTAAGTCTAAGTTTAAAGACGCAAAGTTTATAGTTGTAAAAACAGAAAAACCAGACAGCACAGAAAAGTATGGTCGCATACTTGGATGGATTTACATTGACGGCAACACAAAGTCTATTAACGAACAGATGATTGAAGATGGATACGCTTGGGGATACATGGGCGAAACTAAGGTTAAAGATTTTGTAGCCTTAGCAGAGAAGAGAAAAAAGAGCGGTAAGTAATGCCTGTATATGAATACAAGTGTTCGCATGATAATGCACACGCAACGATGTCAGTACATAGATCAATAAAAGATAGTGATCCAGGATACACATGTGTTGAATGTGACTCAGAAATGGTTAGACACTTTACACCATTTGGTATACAGTTTAAAGGTAATGGCTTTTACAAAACAGATAATATTAAATAACAACATGGTATAATTAACTAAGTAAGCAAAGATATTGCATTACTTAGGAGATACCTAGTTGACTAGAAAGTTACAGTATTTTTTAACCAGCCTTTTTATAATCGGCTGGCTTTTCCTTTTTAGTCCTAATTTTGCTAATGCCAATGAGCCACCAGCACCTGCAGAGCAGGTTGTGGTAAGCCCCGCACAACAAGCAGTTAATACATCCCTTGCTACTGCAACTACAGAAGTAGCGCAAGCTGTAGCAGCATCAGAGACAGTAACTACCACAATAGCAACAGCAGTTGAATCAGTAACGGCTTCCAACACCGCTGTAGCGGCAGCAACCACCGCTGTAGCAGCAGCAACCACTGCTGTAGCAGAAGTATCAAATGTGTCTTCAGCGGTAGAAACAGCAACGGCAGTTGTTCAAACAATTACTTCAACGATAGCATCTGTTACAGAAGCAGTATCAGCAATCCCAGCAACAGCCACAACTCAAACAACAGAAGTTATTACAGCACAGGCAGCAATAAATGCAGCAGTACCTGTTATTGAATCTGCAAGCGCAACAGTTATAGCAACAGCATCTTCTTTAATGCCTGAAACTCCTACTACAGTTACTCAGGTAGCAACCGCAATTACAACAGAAGTAGCACAGGCAGCAACAGCTTCTACTGCAATACAGGTAGCTCAGACGGCAATAGATACTGCAACGGCCACAGTAGCAACAGCAACCACTGCAGTAGCAGCAGTGACACCTGCAAGA